AAACCAAAGCCATAAAAGCCTAAACCAGGTAAAAATTTGTAATGTACGAAGTATTCTTTTCTTTGATAAGTGTCATCATCTTGATTATAGTTTCTATAAATAGATAAAACTTCTCCAGAACCTTCATCAATAGATACGATGTAAGGTAATTTAACTTCTTTTTCTGCATTTTCTACTTCAAACTCATTTAAGTTTAAATCAATATGCATTTCTAAAATATTATATTGATATTCTTTTTCTCCAGCAGGTTTAACACCTTCTAATTCGTTCAACTTATCTTGTATTGGACTTTTTTCTGCTTGTTTAGGTAATAATTCTACATCTCTATAGAATCCTGCTTTTTGTTGTTTAAGTACATCGTTCTCTGACATCTTAACAATGTGTGTAATTCTTTCGCAATCTTTTAAATCTGTTGCATAATAGGGAACAATTAAATCTTCAGCAGGTACAAATTTAGCAACTGCTCTTTGTTTAATTTCATCATAGTAAATTTTTTTAAATGCAGATCCTGCTAATGGTAAATAAAATAATAATTGATCTGTGTCTGGTGTGTACTCTTCCATCTGTTCCATCAACATATAGTTCATGAAGTCTTTAACTCGTTCTGCTTGTTGTGCAACTTCTGGAGTATCTGCTCCTATAATCTGTGTTCTTACAGGACCATCACTTGGTAATAATTCTTTGTACGCTTGTGCTTGAAATTGTGTGACTGCTTCAGATAAGAGCGGATGGGTAACACCACTTGCACCTGCAAAAGGTCTAGTGTTATTTACATACTTGAAACCAAGTAAGTCTAAACCTTCAGTGTAAGCCTGTTCCCAATCCGATCTTGAAACTTTATCCTTTTTAAAATCAGAAACAAGTTGTGAAGAAATACGACCAAGCGTTCGCTCGTCCATTTCCTCTGCTAAGTTTCTATAGAAATCTTCTTCAGGTTGCTCTTCAGGAATTTCTTCCTCAGCACCTTCAACTTCTACATCTACTTCTTCAACCGCCTCTTCAGTTTCAGGAAGTTCATTTTGTTTTTCTACTTCAGCCATTGTTAACTTAATTTAGTGGGCTTATTTTTTCCTAGTTTGCATCCTCTAGCCATAACCATTGTACCATTCGATGCTTTAATCATCTTACCGTACTTGGCACCATCCATAGATCCTAAACCAAACATTTCAGAAGAGCTAGGTCCCATTTTAGGTAATCTTATTTTAGTTTTAGGGTTTGTTGTAAAAACTTCATCTGATAAAAAATTTTTAGCTTTTCCTAAAAAACTACTATCAGCTGCTGCTTTTTTAGCTGCAACTCCAGCTTCCATATTTTTTCTCATTGATGATGCTAGTGCAGTATCGTTAGCCATTTCAGAACCAAGATCGCCTGTGTCTACTACAGGTATAGCCTTTTTAGCAGCCCCCATAGAACCAAGCATTTTAGCTCCTGCAACTCCTGCCAAACCAGCGATGATTGCTTTTTTTAATTTTTTGCTTGCCATGATAATTATCTCCTTATTGTTATAACAGGTTTATAATATCATGCAAATATATTTACGACTAGACCACCCTCATTATAAGCTTTAAAAGGCTTGCTAATCATATCAGGAGAGATTTTGATAGCAAATGCATCCATGTATAATCTTGGATCTCCTTCTACAATTTCTTCAACAACGCCATTATATCTGTCTACATAAGCGTCTGCTTCCGCTCTAGTTTTAAAAGCTACTTCATGTTCTGTTCCTGCTGAATCTTTATCTAATTTAAACTTCTTATCTGTCTCTATTTCTTTAACTACTTTAAAAGGTTTCTTAGGATCCGACTTAGCGACTTTTATTGTTTTAACTTCAGAATTATATTCTCTTGCTAATCGTTTCATCTCCGCAGGTAAAGTTGCATCTTTCTTAGGATCTGTTTTAACAGTTCGGTCAGCTCTTTTACTAAACACAGAGTAATTATCAAATCCAGCTTTACCCGTTCTTGTTCCATAAAATTCTATATCGCCAAGGTATCTTTCTCTTTTAGCATGGTGCAATCTTTCAACAGGAGAAATAGCTACCCATTGTACATCACCTCTACTTGCTGCATCTTTAATAGTATTCTTTAATGCATGACCGCCCCAGTTTTCTTTTCCATATAAAGGTAAGAATGGAATTCCATCTTGAGCTTTAGTCGCAGTTATATTAGACAGGTTCATAGAGTTTGCTTTTAATTCATTAAAGTCTGATTTGAGTTTATTAAATCTTTGAGCCTCTTCATTGGTCATACGAATTCCTTTATTCGCAATTGTTTTCATATCCTCTACAATTTTTTCTAACTTTCTATTTGCAGAAAAAAATTCTATTTCTGTTCCAAAGGCATTTATTACTTTAGCTCTTGTTGGATCAACATTTCTTAACTTTTGGTTATAGTCTGATTGTATTTCATCAATCATCATAACTTTTTGATTAGGTTCTCCACCTGCTCGAACATTACCTCTTACATGATAAATTTGATTCGGTACTCCTGAGTAATGTCTATTATATTCGCTTCCTAATTTTTGACCTAGTGGTAATGGTTTAGGGTAGTACACTAAGTTTTCAAAATACTCGTCTCCCCCTTTTATTCGGTACTCGTTATAGCCTCCATACTTAGGAGTTAATTTTTGTGTATCTTGTAATTGAAGTTTTCTAAATATTTCTGTATCTCTTCTTTTTCCTAATTCTGTAATCTTAGATACTTCATTGGTATCAATATCTAATCCTATTCTTCTTGCTCTTTGTACAATAGATTCATAATTACCTATAATATCTCCAAAGGGAGATTTATCTGGAGCGTATACTTCATTAGAACCTACTACTCTAAAATCTTTATTCATTTTAGCAACCGATTTTCTATTCCCTTTAAGTACGGTACTGATATCTTCTAGTAACGAAGATACGGTTGTAGTTGTACTTTCATTAGATGGCATAGCCATTAATCTATCTCTAATACTTTGTAATCCATTATCAATCTCTCTACCTAAATCTTCTGCCTCATCTACTACTTTTACATTGGTATTATACTTTCGCATAACCAAATTGTTCACAGGTGCTTTTTCAACAATGTACAATAAATCCATTTTAGTTAATGGAATCTTTTTCTCTTGTGCTACTTTTAAAAAACCACCAATAACATTTCCTGACTGATCGAACTGTACTAAGTTAGAATCCCATAATTCATCTTTCTTAACGCCTTGGGAGATTTGTTTAAAGTTAGGATTTCCTGTTTTAAAAGATCCAGGGCCACTTGATTTAAAATCTTTAATCCATTCTTCAGGTTTTCTTGCACCTGAAACAGGATGTCTTGCAATATAATCCCATAACGAAGATCCAATACGATCGGTCTTACCTCCACGAGATAAAGGATTATTATAAGCTAACTTTCTTAGCTCATTTGATTTAGCAATTGCTTCTTGTCTAATTTGTTCTTGTAAAGGAATCTGTGCTTGTGTCATTGCACGACCACGATCTACTTTAGTCGGTACGATCGATAAAACTTCTTCCACTTCATCTACTGGTTCCGTGATCCGTGATACGGGTGCCTTTGGTGTTTTGAGTGAAGATAATTTTTGTATGGCTCTACCGATAGGGGATCTAAGAGCCACGGCTCCAGCACCAGCTAACGCCAATCCCGCTACACCCTTCAAGGCGCTCGGTTCATAAGGTTGTGTGTAATCTTCTTTGTTAGAAGGAACGGTTGAAGTTGGTTCGCTTTCGATTTTCTCGAATTCTATCAGTTCCTTTAATCCAGCCATTACCTAACTCCATTAAACTTTGTTCCTTGAATCGCGACTCCGCCACCATTTGAAAATTTTTTAGTCCACTTAATTCCAATATTCCAATCAGTGTCTCCTTCACCTTTAAAAGTATCTTTACCACCAGGATGCTTAACATCAGCTCGACCTGATCCTTTACCTGCACTACCAGATATTTTTAAATTATTATTGTCATCACCAATAGAGTATTCACCTTTAATTCCATAATATCTGTTCTCTGTATCAACAGACACGTATCCTGGAACAGGTTCTGATGAACCTTTAGTAATATTTATATTAGGTCCTATTTTAAGTTTACCTGCCATTAGTCAATTAAATCTTTAATGTAATCTCCGCCTTTACCTACAACAACATCTCCACCTGTTTTCATTTTAGCAGTACCTGTTGCTTTTTGATAAAGATCTACAATTTTGCTTTGATTGTTCATAGCATATTGTTCATTATTAGGTTCAGCGACGGCAGTTGTTTTTGATTTTTTCTTAGCTAACATACCAAGACCTATAACACCAGGTGCTATACCTGCAGCTAATCCAGCTAGAACACCAGCAACTGCTTTAATAGGCTTTTTATTTTTTATCATTATAATAAATCCTTAATGTAATCTGCCATTCCGCCTGTTGCTTTTTTATCTACTTTTTCTTCTTTGTCTTTGAATTTTGATTTAGCATACTCGTATCCCGCACCAACACCTGCGCCTACTTTAACAGCTGTATCAAGTACTTTACCTATAACTGTTTTTTTAGCAGCTTTTGTTAGCACATCTGAAATTTTTGAAGCTGGTTTTAATTTTTGATTTGCTAATGCAGAACTAGCGTCAGCAGATGTAAGTCCACTTAACACAGCTCTTCTTTCTAAGTAAGATTTTGTAGTTGGGAGCCTATAGTCGGCTAAACCTTTACCTTTTGTTTTTTCACTCATGATATTCTCCTAATAATATTTATATTCTTTAGGAATCTTATAGAATTCTTCTTCATAGTCATCGATTATCTCTATAAAGTTTCCTTGACGATATCTTAACACAGCTTGTGTTGTACTGTCGACATAGTCATCATGAGCTCCATGCGGAAAGGCTGCACATTCTTCGATGACTTCCTCAGCAAACTTTTCGTCCTCTGGATAGTAAATACCACCACTTTCGAATATAGGAGAACAAGCATTTACCCTAGAATGCTTATCTTTTCCTCTACTTGGTACAAATGGAATCACAGGAATACCTATTCTTCTAAACTCCTGCATAAGGGGTTCTCCAGATGCTTTAGCTTCAATGATTACTGTTTCAGGTTCCCAATATTTATATTGTTCTAATGCAATAGCTTTTAATTCTGGAAAATCATATTTACCTTTTAGAGCATCTAATAAAATCATAGCAGGTTTACCATCTTCTTTTGGAAAGAAGACACCCCAAGTTGTAATAGCAGAATAGTCAGCAGTTTCTTTTGCACTGAATGCTGTATCATAAGATTGAATTACATGTCTTAGTTTTGGTAAGTGTTGTTGTTTCCAAGGTAGCCACCATTCTCGTTTTAAGATTGCACCTTCTTCTGATGTTGGGTTCTGCATATACTGTGCAGACCAGTTTCTAATTGGTAAAGATGCTTTAACTTTTTCTAATTCTTCTAGTTCCCAATACTCAGGCCATACAGGTTTTCCTGAATCTAAAATTGCAGGAAATGAAATTACTTCCCACTTATCTGCCTTTGGTTCCTTTTGTGCTTTGATTAATCTTCCTGTAAGATCGTCTTCAGCCCATCTTGTCATTACAACGACAATGGAGCCTCCAGGTTGTAAACGCTGTCTAGGTCCTGACACATACCAATCATATGCTCTTTCCATAGCTGAATCAGACATGGCATCTTGTTCAGTATGTGGATCGTCGATAATAAGTAAGTCCGCCCCTCGTCCTGTGATAGAACCGCCAACACCCGCTGCAAAGTATTCCCCGCCATGATTGGTCTCCCATCGGCCTTTAGCCTTACTATCTTCTCGTAGTTTAACATCTCCGAAGATCTGTTTATACTCTTTCTGTTCCATTAGGTTACGAACCTTAGATCCGAACCTTGATGATAATTCTGCGTTGTGTGAAACTTGCATAATTTTTAGATTTGGATACTTCCCTATCATCCAAGCAGGAAACAAATAGGATGCAAATTCAGATTTAGTATGTCTAGGGGGCATATTGATAATGAGCCTCCCTTTTTTCTGTGTAGAAATTTTTGTAAACTCAGCAGCTATATGTTGATGGTGGCCCCACTTTTTAGGATTAGGATCCAATCTACATATAAAATCAGGCCAAACCTCTTTCACAAAATATATAAAATTATCCTGGCACAACTTTATGTGCTCAATCCATTTTTTTTCTACAGCTAATCTAAGCTGTTCGTTTGTTAACAATTCTTTTTGCATTGGGTCCCCTTTAATATAATCCATAACGTTTAAAACTTCTATACATCTATGAGATCGAGTTTTAAGCCAGCTTTCCAAGATACATCTGTCAGTTGAGCGTGGGAACTAGATGTTGTGGAAAGTTTATATGTCTATACTAGGTTTGGTACCTCTATCAAGGCGAGGTCAGGCAGGTGAAGGATATGGAGATGGTAGAAGGTGATGCACCTGTTAGCCCATGAGGGCTAACAGGTATAACTTTAATTAGTTATCAAAGTTTTGATTAGGATCGTTCTGAATTAACTCAAGGATAGGTCTTAAATTCCTAACCAACTTTTGTTTTAATTCATTTACGATAGGGTCATTAGGATACTGTATTATAATTTCCTCAACAGCACTCTCTAATTGTTTATACATAAATTGATAGTTAAGACTTGAACTAACTCCATTGGTACTTGCTTGTTCAACTTCATTAGTCTTTTGTTGTTCAACTATCTGATTAACTATTCTTACTAGGTTGCTCATATTAATTACCTCTTGATTGTAGTTTGATTTTTATTTCAGTTGTATCCATTGGAACTAAATACTTTGTATATTCCTCTGGATTTAACTCTTTAAACTTCGCTACATCAAAACGCATTAACTTTCTTTTGATGAGTTGAGCAAAACCCTCAACATTATCCAACTTATCAAATATGATTAGATTAGTTTTTAATCTCTCAAACAACTCAACATGAGTTGGCTTGATTAAGTCGTTTTGTTTTTTTTGCTCTCTTACTTGTTCAACACTCTTGCCCCAATTAGCAAGATTAAGTTGCTCTTGTTTGTTAGCTTTCTTAATAAGTCTTATGACTTTTTTTTGATTGCTCATAACATTTT